TCTAAGACGTGTAGCAAGGCCGGGCTGTCTAAGCATTTCAAGCTGATTAAGGTTAGTATTTAAACCACCTCTACATGAAATACCGAAGGGCTGAGACATTAGACAAACCTCATGCGATCATCTTTCATATAATCAGGCACTGGAGTCATAAGATTACCTTTCATAAGTTTTAAACCTCGACGATAATCTTCTAGTGCAAATGCTGCAGCCTGTGCGCTTTCTTTAAACTGATGAATATAATATCTAGCTCTAGCAACTAGCACAGGCTTGTAAATATTCGGAAATACAATCTCATCTCCGTGTGCGTTTAGTTCTGTCGGTAAATTGTATGCAAAGAAATAAACGCGATAAACTTTATCTGGAATAGGGCTTAGTCCAAACTTTCTATTATCTGGACTAATAATAACTCGTCTAGGCTTACCATAATTTTGAGTATCTGCATCGTCTGCATTTTCAGGCTCTCGAACAAAATCTTTCCATTCTTCTGTAGTAGTAAATTTAAGATTTTGAGTAACGAACGGGGCTGTTTCGCCGCTTACGCCAATTGTTGTTAAATAAAAATTATCCCAATCAATATAGCCGTAATCAGTTGTCAGACTAGATGACGAAGGTTTCAACAAATACCAACGTGTGCCTGCTACAGTTTCTACAAACACATTACCGTAAAACGGGTCTGTTGACCCGCTAGTGGCTGTAGCCAAAAAAGGCCATTGAGGTTCCTCATTAACAATGTCAAGATATGCTCTGTTTACACAGTCCTTGACATGTTGTTGAACCCCAATAGCCGTAGCAAACGTCGAAGATGTAAGAACTACTTCATTTAGTTCTCGCAGCAACTCGTTTGTAATTTCAAGATATGTAGCAGCCATTATTTTTTATGAACCTTTTGAATTTCAAAGTTAGCTTTTTTAGAAGCGCCCTTATGAGGTTTAAAACCATCTTTAGGGTCTTTCATTAATTTAAATGAAGACCCGTTTTTCATCCAATGGTAGCCTTTAGGCGCGTCTACTTTCATCAGGACGCTCCTGCTCATTACGAAGTTTAGGAAATTTTAGCTCCCCTTGTTTTTGATAAGGAAACTGATTTTCCGTCATCTCTGCACAAATCCGTTCTTTTTCTTGAATAGATTTATACGATCTTTTTTCGATTTGAGTACTCATTAGTTTGGGCTTCCTGTAGGCATTGCATCTGCTACAGTGCTTCCATATACAGGCTGGGTTCCTGAAGCTCCTTGACGAGGTGAACCGCCTTCCATCATAGGCGTTCGTTCTTCTCTCATAGGTCTACGCATCATTCCCATGCCACCACCCCTATACATCATTCGCTTTTTCTTATCACCGTGCTTCATTTTTTTTCCTCCTAAAAATACGATCATAATTATCGTCGTATTTTTTCTTGTCTTCATGTTTTAAGTACTGACCGCTTACTTTTGTGGTTCTTTTAGGACTCATCCTAATTGGTTGTTGTTCACTTCCTATCTGTGGCATAATAGAAAAGGGGGAGTATTTCATCCCCCACTCCGTTTTAGTCGATGCCGTAGAAAGCAGAGACAAGTGCTTCAGGACGAAGTACCTTGGCTCCGTAGACGTGAAGACCACGTACAATGTCACCAAAGCTTGCAGTATCGCGGACTACTTCAGTATTGATGATAGTCTGTGCAGTACAAGTAGATGAAATGTGACCAGCAATACATTTACCAGCTGCATTAGAAGTCGCTGCAATGTTGTTAGTCTTGTACATGTCAAAGCCACGCAACTTACCAGAAGACACGAGACCGTTACGGATTGAACCCTGACCAGCGTTAAAGTCAACGCTCATGAGCTTAGAACTGCTTTGTACAAGCTGCTCATAGAACTCTGGGTTAGCAAGGAACCAACGACCTTCTTCAGGAACATTCTGCTCGTCAAGAAGACGCGCCATGTGTGAAAGAACATCAATTGGATCATGTTCGCCAGAAGCGTAACCAATGTCAAGATTACCTGTGCCATCAAAAGTTCCAGCTGCAAGATCAGTTGCACTGTCCGAACCAAGGATATGGTTGGGAGACGACGCAGGGACGCCTGCAAACAACTTAGCAATTACGCCTGTGTCAAATGCATCACGCAGTGCGTAAGCAGCTGAAGATGAAGCAACTTCTTTAAAGTTGACGTGAGACATTGAAGCTTCGATGTCATCAACAATAAACTTAAATGCGTTTGCTACGTCAACAACAAGCGTTACTTCGTTGTCAGTCAAAGTTGTTGCGGTTACAGTTCCACCACGCTCATATTGATCGACAGTGATTACTGGCTCTTTGATAATCTTAACTGAATCACCAAATGCAGAAATTTCTCCTGCATAATCGGTGTTCGTAATTGCCTCTGCAACAGACGCTTTACGGAAGAAGTTAAGTACCTTTTTGGAATAGACTTCTGGCAAAAAGTTATTACCAGAAAAGTTGCTCCCCGATGATTGAGCAAAGTTCTCGTCGGATGTATTACTAGCCATAATATTGACTCCTCAAAACAAAGTTATTTAATTACTCTGCCTTCTAAGACGGCTTGATCAATTTCTTTTTCAAGTCGATCATACTCATCAATAGATAAAGCAGATATTTCCCGAGTTGTCCAAACTTTTGGCTGCTTAGTATCTACTGTTGTAGTTTTAGTAGATACTAAACTTGCAGCTTCTTTTTTAGACATTTTTTGACTTGACTGATTTCTAGGAGTTTTTTGATTAATTCCCATTTCCATTTTATAGATGTCTATAGCACGACTTGCTAAACTAACATTGTCTGGGTTGTTATATATCCAGTTCTGAATTTCTTCAGGCTGTTCTTTTGCCCATTCATGAAACCCTTCATCTCCGCGAATATCTTCAAAGTCAGGGTGGCGATCTCTCAATTTAGTTTCAGCTTCACGTCGAGAGATCATTGCTTCTCGCTCTTCGATTGCTTGCATTTTTTGTTGAATCGCCTGTACTTCTTTCTGGCTTCGTAGATGTGCAACAGACTCTACAGTTTCATACAAATCAGGATACTGAGTTCTAAACTGCTCCAACTCTTCTGCCGACTTAGGTGGTTGATAAGCTGGTTGAGCTGCCTGTGCTTGTGCTAACAGTTCTTGCTCTTTTTGTTTAAACTCTGCGATCCTTTCATCGTAGTGTCGTTTTAAATCGTCATACCTTTTTTTATAGTTAGTTCCTTTTTGTTTTTGAGGGGCTAAACCTTCTTCGGTTTGGGTGGCCTCATCAGAACCTTCTGATTCAAAAAATAGACTATCTGCTGATCCGTTAGATGCTTCTGGCTCCTCGTGCCAAGATTTGTTTGCATTGTATGGATTAGCTTGTGGTTCTTGTGCTTCAGTCATGTCTCACTCCTTTTCGGGGCTTGTTTGTTTTCAAGGTGGCTAGAAGTAATTCTAGGGTCTTGAGATTACAAGGTGGCCTCAAGGTTATTGTTGTGATAAGGGGCTAAAATTATTAGGTGGCCTTATCGTCGCATTAAGCTAGGAATGCGATTAGATTCGAGCATCTGCTCTTCAATCTCATCATCACTCATAGCTTCGTCTGGCAGCATAGCTTTCTCATCTTGTGTTGGATCATTCATGATTCCACCAACTGCCATATCTTTTCTAGACGCATCATACTCGGCTTCTGCGTCCTTCATCATTCCTTCAAGTGTTTCTACACCAATCTGATCTACTGCTTTCTTTGTAAATACAAACTCTCCATCTGAGAGTCGTGCAGGTATATCATCTGATGTGCCAGTGCCGGGTCCGTCTACTTCTCCAGCACCTGTAAATTCTGCTGATGCCAGCACTATCTTGTCGAACAACTCACTCAATCGGTTATCAGACTCTAGTGCTTTATTAACATATTCCATTTCATCGTCAGACAGTGTTTCATCCATAACAAAAGAAACATAGTCTTCTTCCATTTCCATGTCGGATTTCATGTTCTCAACAGGCAACAATAATGTCATAGATCCACCATGTGCTTTTCCTTTACGAACTTCTGTGGTATACTCTTTGCCATCAAATGTAAATGTTTCTTCGCCTGCATTAAATGCTGCGCTAAAAGCTTTTTCAAAAGCAGTGGCTTCTTTTTTATCTACAGGCGGTTTATCGTTTAACATGTTCCAAGCTGATCCAGCCAACTCACGTAGTGTTAATGCTGCTGCAGCTGCTCCTGTTCCCGCAATTACTTGGGATTTTCTAACAGGCCGTGTTCCTGCAGCTTCATCAGGAATAAAGCTACCCATAACACTTGGTCTTTCAGTAACTGAACCTACAGACTGTATAATTGAATCTAAAATATTATCTGTTTTACCGCCACCACCAGCACGTAAATCATCTAATCGTGATATTTTAATAATGTCTTTTGCATCAATAAAATTCTTTGTTACATCTCTATTTTCATTTAAAGTATCTGCTGCTTCTTGAGCAATATTAGCTAATGGAGTTTTTAAAGATTGTGTTCCTTTGCTAGTCATCTTTGTATTGTTTTCTACAGCTTCAACAAAAGATTCTGCCATTTCTTCTATTTCAGAAGGATCATACTTTTCTTTTAGTTCAGTAGTAATTGTTTTTGCTTTACTTGTTTTAGGATTAGATATTGCTTTTAAAACTTGTTTAAGAATAACGCCACCCGCACTTCTTTGCTGGCGCTCTATAGGAAGCATTAACGAACCGCCACCTGCAAAGACCTTACGTCCTTTAAGGATATCTGCTTGTGTGACTTTGCCGTCACCTGTTAGGTCTGGAAATTCTTTACTCATCTTTAAATTCCTTTGCGGCTTTAATTTGTGCTGGAAGTGTTAAAAGGTTATCCAGCAAATTCACTCTCCCCTGCTTGCGGAACATTTCCTGTTCCGATGTTGCCGCCACCAGTACCTGTAACTCCAAGGTCTTGCGGTGGTTCAGGTACTCCTTCAGGGCCTCCCATAGCTCCGGGTTGCTCGCTAGTGGGGACAGTCTCGCTGCCAGCTGTTTGTCCAACATTATTTTGTAGTCCTATTATTTGTGCAGCAATCGCTGCTTCTTCTGGATCATTTAAAATTTCATCTGGATCAAGATCTAAGCTGTATGCAAGTTCAGAAATAAGCTTAGACATCTTAACAAACGGAGCAACGGCAGGATTCTGTGCTGTCTGCAAAAACATAGTTAGTCGTTGGCTTCTTACTTCTTTTTGCATTAGGCTGTTTGTACCCATAGCCTTAATCTCTAAATCACCCTCAGTGTTTAAAGATCCTTCAAAGAATTGCATGTTCCACTGGAAGTATGCAAGACCTAAAGGCCGCAACAAAAAGTCATCTAAGTTTTTAACAACCGTTTTAATATTTAATGACGCTGCGCCAAGCAACATAGACATTCCTGACGCAGTTCTTGTCATGCTCTGAACACCTGTCATACCGTGTGAGTAGCTTGGAATACCTGTTTGCTCGTCTGCAAGCTGTCGAAATTTATCGAACATCATCATGTTTTCTTGTGATGTGTTTGGAAACTTTAAGCCATGAATACTTTGTCCCGGCACACCTGCTTGGCGACGAATCC